GCGGGCTATCTATTCTTTGAGGATTATCCTCAAAATTTTCATTAGACTTTATTGCGTCTTGTAACCCTTCTCTTACTTGTGTGGCGTTTTCTTGTGTAATAGGCGTAGTGAACAATGCATCAATTGAACCGGAAGGTATATTCATAATAAGGGCTTTAGCAAGCATTCTAACCATATCAACATAACCTTCTGGTGGGACAGATACTGGTTGCTCATCTACTGCAGGAGCAGGAGCAGGTTGCTCTGATGCAGGAGCAGGAGCAGCTGCATCCTGAGGTGCAGGCTGTTGTTCTAAAATAGGAGAGTATTTCTTTAATAAATCGTTAAATGCCATACTATTATTTATTAATTACTAAACGATAATAAGCTGTTTAGATTTAATTCTGTTAAAATAATCTTTGCTTAAAAACGTTAAATCATTACGCTTTGTAAATATTTTTACTTTGCTAAATGTATATCTTTCAAGGTTTATTGAATTTAAATAGGTTCTAATATTACTAATTAGCTCTACACTGCGGCCATCGTTTTTTTGTAATAAATGATTAAGAAAGTCGAAAGAAATGGTAGATATAAAAACTTTTATTGGTAATAATCTTTTTATCTTTTTTAAAATCACGTCTAAAAGCTTTAAAACGTCTTCTTCTTGAAAGTGCTTTAAAATTTGAAACCCACCAATCTGAGTATTATTAAAGTAGATAATTGATTTTTCTTTAGACTTATCATTTAACAGTGTTTCACAGAGACTAAAAATAATGTGATGATAGAAAAACTTTTTAGCGTTAGTTGTTATTCTGTCTTTTAAAAGCTCGTATTTGTGCAAATCGTTAATTATATCTACCTCAATATCTTTAAAAAGATAATTAAAATTAATAATTTTAAAATTATATTGCTTAAACTCAAGATAGTTGAGCATTATGCTATTATGGCTCAAATAGAAATTTTTTCAAGAAAATTCTTTGGGGGGCGGCCAATACGAACATTAATAATACCATTGTAATAGTCATCTCTCAATAAAACGTTTTTTGCTATTTGTTCTGAAATTTCAAAGTATGCTAATTCCCATTTTGACCCACACGTTTTTATAATTTTAAATATAAATTTATCTTTTCCGTATTTTTGAATATCTTCATTTAGCTCAGCAGACGAACTAGTATATTCTCTCCAGTCTGATTCTTTTATTTCAATTCTTTTATTTTTCTTACCTTTTAAAGGCTTTCTTTTAAGCTTTGATTTGCATTGTTTCTTTCCGATATATTTTTTATTGGTTACTGTATTCGTTATTTCATAAATAAATCCAAAAGTACTCTCTGATAACACAACCCCTTCGTTGAGTAACCAATGGCCTAGATCCATATAGTATTTAACAAAATTACATTTCTAATCCAGGAAGCGGACGTCTTTGTACTTTAAATGTTGTCTTTTTTTTCTTTTTCTTAGCGCCTAAAATTTTCGGAAGACGGTAGTCGCCGGGAGCATAAGCTTTATCGTTTTGAGAGGGGAATTGATTACCAAATTCTCCTGCGCTAACCGTACCAGCAGAAAATACACTGCCAGTTCCTCCTGCAACATTTGCATTTTCGAGAACTCTAATAAATCTTGATTCGAATAAATTATTTGATTTCATCTAACTGTATACTATTATTTAAGTTAATGCTACTAGATGATTACATAAAAGAGCTAGAAAGTGACCTAAAAATAAGCGAATTGGAGATCAAAGACTACCAATTAAAGCTACCGGGCATTAAGCATAAATGGGCAGGCAGATGTATTCGTCATAAATTGCAGCTCAACGACTTACGTAAAAAGCGTGATTTATTAAAGCGTCAGATAGTTGATAAAATTCAAGAACAAAGCCCTGTTAAACTAAATTTACCTGTTGTTGAAAGAACTGCAGAAAAAGCCTCTGAACTTATAGAATTAGATAACCAAATTAAAGAATTAGAGCTAATTGTAGAGCTACTAGAAAAATCTGAAAAAACTTTGAGCTCTACTTCTTATGATCTTAAGAATCTCATTGATATTATTAAACTAGAGACGACATGATAACACTATCATTCGACCCCAAAAAGGGAACAGGTGTATTATCTGGTGAGCTTTTTGATGAAATTCGTGAACAGTTTTCTGTAAAAAATGAAGCCGCTTTTTTTGTACGTAAAAGATACGGAAGATATCTACCCCAACGAACATACGCTATAACACCGGCTGGTAAGTTTGACCCCGGTCTTTATTATGAAATACGAAAGCATCTAACTGCAATACAATATACTGGTGATGTCACTACAGACGAAACACTTTATACAGTTATTAAGCCTTCTAAAAAATGGGAAGCTAACCCCCAATACTCAACAGACATAGTTCCTCTAGCATTACCCCTACGAGATTATCAAGAAGAAATTGTTAAAAAAGCACTTAGTATAGGCCGGGGTACTATAGTACTCGCCACCGCAGGAGGTAAAACACTTACTGCGGCCTCTTTATTAACTAAGCTATTTCTTTTAAATGGTCCCTCTTTTAGGTGCCTCTATATAGTGCCTGATCTCGGACTAGCAGAACAAACATCAGGCGATTTTAAAAGCTATAATGTACCTTTTTCAGTACAGAAATGGACAGGTAATTCGCCTATAGATACAAATAATCTTTCTAATGTTGTTATTGCAAATCTTGGAATTTTACAAAGTAAAAATACAGATCTTTCTTGGCTTGAAAATATCGATGCGCTTGTAGTTGACGAAGTTCATAAAATTAGAAAAGGCAATGAAGTTAATAAGATTATAAAAATTATTAAAACTCCTATACGCTTTGGATTTACTGGTACTATGCCAGAAAATTTAATGGATCAGTGGAATATTATTGGTAAGATAGGCCCTATAATCTATGAAAAGCATAGTCATGAATTAAGATTAGAAAACTATGTTAGCAACGTACATGTACAAATTTTAAAATTAACCTACAAGGAAGATCCGTTTAAGGATGTAGTCATTTCATCGGCTAATTTGTATCGTGAAGAAGTAAGATTTTTAATGCGTAGTAGATTTAGAAATAATGTTATTGGCAGGGTAGCCTGTAGATTAGATAACAATTCTCTCATTTTGGTAGACTTTATTGAACACGGTGAAGCGCTATACAAAACAATAAAAGAACTGTGCCCCGAGAAGCATTGTTATTTTATTAGAGGTGAAGTAGAAGTTACTGAGAGAGAAAAGATTAGACAGCTCATGGAAAATAGAACAGACGTTGTAGTAGTTGCTATTTCAAAAATATTTTCAACCGGGATTAATATTAAAAACTTACATTATATAGTTTTTGCATGCGGCGGAAAGGCTAAAATTAAAATTGTACAATCAATAGGTAGAGGCCTTCGCTTGCATAAGGATAAAGATAAGCTTATAATATTCGACATTGCAGATGAGTTCAAATATAGTAGCGCGCATTTGGACAAACGTATAGCTTTATATGAAAAAGAAAAAATTAAATACTCAACAAAAGAAGTACAAGAAAGTTAAACCTTTGCGTAAAGCAAAAGCGGCTGAAGAGACGGAAGTAGATCCGGAGCTTCAGAAAATACTTACTACTACTTTGCCTGCTCCAGCGGCAAGCGAAAAGAAGCTCAAACCTAAAGACAAGGTTCATTATGTTAATAGTAAAGAGTTTGAAGAGGAGATTCGCTGTTATTATAAATCCGGTCACATTACACAAAAGCTTGGTGAAAGCCTTACTAAGATTGCACATGGTCTTTCGTATGCCCCTAACTTTATTAACTATTCCTATAAAGACGATATGATAGGCGATGCAATAGTTAAAATGTTTTCTGCGTTGCGTAATAAAAAGTTTAAGCTCGACACAGGGTTCAGTCCATTCTCTTATTTTACTACTATTGCATTTCATGCTTTTATTAACCGTATTAAGAAGGAAAATAAGCATCATGCGGTATTAAATGAATATCGCGATAAAGTGTATACGGAGATGATGCTTAACCCAGATGAGAGTGGCTGTCATATCTATGTTGAGCCTAACGACGACAATTATAATAGATCAGAATGAGCCAAAAGGAAATAACTCTTAGAACGGATAAGGTATGTTGTATTGCCGATCTACATATCGGCGTGCATCAAAATAGTATCTTTTGGCATGAAACAGCTTTAAAATGGGCTGAATGGCTTAAAGACGAACTTATCAAGAAAAAGATAAAAGATATTTTTATCCTCGGAGATCTTTATCATTATCGCGATGAAATAGCCGTTAACACAATTCACGTAGTCAATCAGATTCTTAAATTATGGGAAGACTTTAATATCGTAATACTCGTAGGCAATCACGATGCATTTTATAAAGATAGATCAGATGTAAATTCTCTCTCGATTCTCAACGGATGGAAAAACATTACCGTTATTAGTGAACCAGCTACATATACTATCTTAGGCAAGAATGCGACTTTCTTACCCTGGGGGGCAGATGTAAAGACAGTAGGCAAAGCTGATATTATTTTTGGGCATTTAGAGATTGAAAGCTTTAAGATGAATAGCCATAAGCATTGCGATCATGGTATTAAATCTACAGATTTGCTTTCGAAAGCACAGTTAATTATGACCGGTCATTTTCATTTGCGTGACGAGAGAAAATATGATAATAAGACTATAGTATATGTAGGCAATCCTTTTGAGATGGATTTTGGTGATACCGGATCAACGAAAGGATACTATATATTAGATTTTAATGATCTTTCGTTTAAGTTTTTTGAGAACAGTCTTTCACCTAAACATAAAAAAATAACATTATCCGATCTCACGTCTTTTAAATCTCTTACAGCGTCCGAGGTTAAAGATACCGTTACTAATAATATAGTTAAACTCATAGTAGATAAAAAAATTACAACTGATAATATCGAGCTATTAATTCAAAAAATTGGTGCACATAAGCCATTTAACTTTTCAGTTGATTACTCTCTGTATAATGATTCTATTACTGTAAATGAAGATCAACCGTATGACATTTCCGGCGTTGATATGAGCAAAGCGATTGAAGAGTTTGTAACGCTTTTAGATATTGAGAAGAAAGAAGACGTTTCTACTTATTGTCTTAATCTTTATAAGAAAGCCCTTCACAAATGAAGAGTATTAATTTTAATAAAATTAGCATTAAAAACTTTTTATCTGTAGGTAATCAACCGGTGGTTGTCGACTTTAAGAGAGGCCTACACATTATTACCGGTATTAATAAGGATAAAGAAGACAGAAGAAATGGCGTAGGTAAATCGACTGTTGCTGATGCAATATACTTTGCAGTATTTGGTGAAACGTTACGCGATCTTAAAAAAGAAAATATTATTAATAATGTTAATAGAAAGAGCTGTGAAATTATTTTAGACGTTACTGTTAAAAATCTAGATAGTAAAGAAGATATACAAATTATAAGAACATTAGAACCCTCAAAATGCTACATTTACATTAACGGCGAGGATAAGACCAGAGACAGTATTTCTAATACTAACGACTTTATAATGAGTAAATTTAACTGTACTCCAGAGGTGTTTCAAAACTGTGTTATTATGACAATTAATAATACTATACCTTTCATGGCTAAAAAGAAGCAAGAGAAGAGAAAATTTATTGAAGATATTTTTAATTTAAGCGTTTTCGGCGACATGCTTAATATACTAAAAACTGATATTAACGATACAAAAAAGACTTATGATATAGAGGTAACCCGTCATGATGAAACGCAGAAGACTCTGGCTTCTATTATAAAGCAAAAGGATGACTCTTCTTTAGAACACGAACGCAAGAGAGAAAAATATATATCTCGACAAAAGAGTAATACTGAGGAAATAAAAGACATTACTAAAAAACTTAAAGATTTTGTATTACCAGATGTAAGTGCGCTTAAGAAAGAAATTCTTGAACACGAAGCCAACAGTGAGAAGGTTGATAAAAAAATACAAGATTTACGGCATTCTATTTCAGAAAAAAAGACTCTTATTGCTCAGGCTACTAAAAAAATAAGTTCGGTTGGTACAGATAAAGATGTTTGCCCTACATGCTTGAGATCAATTAAAGATACTGATAGAAATCATATTAAAAATGAAATCAAGAAAATAAAAGAAGAGATTTCTGAGCACGAATTAAACATTAAAAAAATTACAGAAGAAGTAGATCAATTTACGGCTTTACTAGAGAAGCTTCAGATAAAAATTCAAAAAGCGCGAGATGGTATTAATAATTTTAAGCACAAACAAAAAGAAAAAGAGAATTTAGAAGAGCGACTTGCACAACTACAAAAATGGCAGATTGAGCTTGAGCAAGATCTTAAAGACCTAGAAAAAGACAGCATTGCGTTTGACATTATTATTAATGAACAGAAAGAGCGTCTTAATAGAATAAAAGAAGAAATAGAAAAGCATAAAGAAAAGCTCAATACTTTTGATGTAGTTAAATTTGTTGTATCAGAAGAAGGCGTTAAATCCTATATTGTTAAGAAAATACTGCAATTATTTAATAGTAAATTAGCCTACTATCTCAAAAAGATGGATGCAAATTGTATCTGCATGTTTAATGAATATTTTGAAGAAGAGATTGTAGATAACAAAGGTAAAGAATGTTCTTATTTTAACTTTAGTGGAGCAGAGCGTAAAAATATTGATCTTGCCTGTCTATTTACATTTATGGATATTAGACGCCTTCAAGGCGATGTTTCGTTTAATTTCAGTATATATGATGAGCTATTTGATTCGAGTTTAGACGAAAGAGGAGTAGAGTTGGTTATCAATATTCTCCGCGAGCGTGTTGAAAAATATAATGAATCTATTATGGTTATAAGTCATAGAAAAGAAAGTATTAAAGCGGCAACCGGTGATATTATCTTTCTAGAGAAGAGCAATGGGATTACCCGCCGAGTGGATTATAAGGAATATAACAGTTAATATATGAACATGCCTAGCCCGTTTGTGTCGCCTTTTACCTCACCCTTTGTTCAGCCTTTTGCTGCACCTCATCCCGGCCAACCGGTTGGCCCGCAACAAGAATTACCTAGACCACCGGAATTAGATCTTCAACGCTCAATGAACTTTTATGCCGATTATAGCGGATGCGGGTTTTGGAGAATGATTTGGCCTGAACATCTTCTTAATGCACATCAAAAGCTAGTTGTACATGGGAGCACAGTTATGTGTTTTGATCCTAATTATTACAGAGGTACAAAAACCGTTAGAATTCAGCGCCAAGCTACATCTAGTCAATTAAAATTTATACAGTTCTTGAGAGAGATAAGCTCTAAGGTTGGATTTAAAATTATATACGAAATTGATGATCTAGTGTTTAGCGAAGATATACCCGAATATAATAAATTTAAGCCAGATTTCACAGATCCAGAAATAAGAAAAACAGCCCAACAAATTATGGAATTGTGTGATGAAGTCACCGTTACATGCGATTTCATGAAAGAGTATTACATGAGCAAGACAAATAATAAAAATGTCACAGTAATACCTAACTACCCACCAAAATGGTGGATGGGTAATTTCTATAATGAAAAGCGAATTTCTGAAAATTTTGATCAATATGAAACGAAACCCCGCATTTTATATGCCGGTTCTGGTGCCCATTTTGATGTAGATAATAGAGTAAGTCAGAATGATGATTTCTTTCATGTAGTTAATACAATTATTAAAACGAGAGACAAATTTAGGTGGGTGTTCCTTGGAGCGTTTCCTCTACCATTACATCCATTTATAAAGAGCGGTGAAATGGAATTTCACCCCTGGGAGCAGCTTTATTCTTATCCGGAGAAAATCTTTAATTTAAAAATTAATATGATGGTTGCACCTTTACAAGATAACACATTTAATAAAGCTAAGAGCGACTTAAAATATATAGAGGCTTGTTGTTACGGTCTTCCAATTGCATGTCAAGATTTAGTAACATATAAGGATGCTCCTATTAAGTTTAAAACAGGAGATGAAATGATAGCTTGTATTGAAGATACACTTTCTAAGAAAGGCAAATATATGAATATGTGTGCCAAATTTAGAAAAGTTGCCGAAAGTAGATGGCTAGAAAATGAAGACAATATTAACAAGTACGTAGAGCTTTATACCCACCCATACGGTGATTCTAAGCGTAAGCTCTTAAACTCGATAAATGGCCTCTAAATCTTTTAACGAACTGTGCAATTTACACGGTACTGATAAAGGCGATCAAGTTCGCGAAAAGCATTGTTATTCATTTACTTATGAAAAATTATTTTCTCCTTTAAGAGAAAAAAAGCTTAACATTTTAGAAATCGGTATTGCAGACCCGCTTTTCCCGGGAGCATCATTAAAAGTACTTTCAGATTACTTTTTAAATGCAAACATCTTAGGCTTTGATATAGTAAATTGCGATCACTTTAAAATAGACAGAGTTAAAACGTTGAAAGGTGATACCAGTTCAAAAGAAGATATTTTAAAAATATTGGACGTTCAAAAAGAGTTTGATATTATTATTGACGATGGGAGTCATGTACACGACCACCATTTAAATTGTTTTTATAATTTGTTTTCAGCTCTTAAAAAAGGCGGACTTTATATTATAGAAGACTTACAGGCACCAACCTCCGAAAAAACTTTAGCTTATTTTTTTAGCGATGTCAACAAAAACATATTAAAAAATTGTGGAGTTAAGAAAGTCGAATTATATAATTATAACAGATTAATGGTAATCTACAATGAGAAAGCTTAGTAAAAATGAAATTAAAAGGCTAGAAGAAGAAGGCCGTTTAAGAGATCTTGTAGAAATTTGGGTTGACAGACATAATCATAAATTAGAATTACTTAGAACATTTACTAGTTTGGTCGCCGCAATTTGCTCGGCTATTGTTTTGTTTAAGTTAGTCTTACATTTGTAATTGTACTTTACAGAGAATATATTATAATAAGACTGTGTATAGGAATGTAGCTTATCTGCCAAGAGACCAGTTAATGCGTCTTTTTACATGGGATCAAGACGGAAAACGCATAGCTATAGATACAACGTTTGAACCATACATATACCTTGAAACAAACAATAAACCCGATACAACCAGCATTTTTAATACAAAGCTCAAAAAGAAAAAGTTCCGCAATCAAGCCGAACGCGCCCGTTATTTAAAAGATAATAAGATAACTAGAATATTTGAAAATATTAATATTCAGCAGCAATTTTTAATTGATAGCTTTTGGAAAGATAACGAGAAAGAGGAGTTTAATAGCAACCCTATAAGAGTTCTTTTTATCGATATTGAAACTTATAGTCCTGATGAATTCCCTAAACCCGATGACCCCACACATCCCATTAATATTATTACTGTTTATGACACTCTAAGAAAACATTTTGTAACTTGGGGCCTAAAGCAGTATCATCAAAGGAAAGAGGGACTCACTTATATTTACTGTAAATCAGAAAAAGAACTTCTTCAAAAGTTTGTAAATTACTTTACCTCTGATTATCCGGATATTCTCTCGGGATGGAATAGTGAATTTTTCGACGTACCTTACATCATTAATAGGATTACTCGTATATTAGGTGAGGATGAAACTAAAAAGCTCTCTCCTGTTGGTTATATTAGACCTATTATGTTTAAGGGTAAGTTTGGTAGAGAGCAAGTACACTGGCATATAGAAGGTGTTTCTTGTGTAGATTATCTAGATATCTATAAAAGATTTTGCCCTGTTTTGAGAGAATCATACAAGCTTGATGCTATTGGTGAAACAGAATTAGGAGAGAATAAGATCGATTACGGTGATACAAACCTAACAAGTCTGGCAGATGATAACTGGGAGCTTTTTGTTGACTACAATATCCAGGACGTTAATCTTCTAGTGAGACTAGAAGAGAAATTGCAATATCTTACCCTGTTAAGAATGATTGCTTATGCAGGGTTAACTACATTTGAAGGTGCACTCGGCTCATTGTCAGTTATTACTGGGTTATGCGCAATACGTGCGCGTACGCGCGATCAAAGAATTCCTACGTTCAGCAAAGAGGTGCATAGCGATGAACAAAATGCTGGTGCTTATGTAGGCGATCCACAGAAAGGGTTTCAGGAGAACGTTGTTTCGTTTGACGCTAACAGCCTGTATCCAAACGTTATGATTACTTTAAATTTGTCTCCCGAGACTAAGGTTGGTGTTATCGCAGAGAAGACCGATAAAGAAATTACTATTCAACACGTTAACGGACAGACATTTAAACTTACCAATTCACACTTTATAGATTTTATTAAAAAAGAAAAGATTGCTATTTCAAAAGCTAAAGTTTTATTTACACAGAAAGAGAAAGGCGTTATTCCTGAAACAGTTGATCATTTCTATAAGAAAAGAGTCGAAATTAAGAGACAGCTTAAGCTTCTTCAAAAGAAATTAATTACATTAGAAAAAAATACTGATGAATACAGAAAGCTTAAATTGCAGGTTGATAATCTTAATATTACTCAACACACAATTAAGATTTTAATCAATACCATTTACGGCTATTTTGGTAATAAACATAGCCCTCTTGGTGATGATGAATTAGCTGAATCCATTACTTTAACAGGCCAGGCTGTTATTAAGGAATCCAACAGGCTGTTAGAAGAGTATATTAAGAGTAAGGCCGGCCTTACAGATGAAGAAATTAAAACTGACACGCCAATCATCTATAATGATACAGATAGCTCTTATGTCTCTATCAAGCATTTAGTTAAGAAAACCGGTCTTAAAATGCTTAATGAAAAAGGTAAAGTAACACCAGAATATTATAAACAAGTTCAGGATATTGAAGACTATTTAAATGAAAATATAGTTAAGTGGGGTCAAACAGCTCTTGGGTCAATCGATTGCAGGCTAAACTTTAAACGAGAAGCTATTGCAGATGTCGGATTGTTCTTACAAAAGAAAAGATACGTCTTACACGTGCTTGATGAGGAAGGCATTCCATGTGATAAATTTAAATATACAGGCGTAGAAGTTGTAAGAACAACAATGCCTGCACCCATCAAGCCCTATGTAAAAAAGATTATTGAGACAATGTTGCTTTCCAAAGATCTGAATAAAACAAATAAAATTTTTAATGAAACGTACGATATTTTTAAGCAATTACCTGTTGAAGATATAGCTTTTGTTATGGGTATTAAAGGGTACGAAAAGTATTCTGCACAGTGCGACGGGTTTAAAACAGCCAAGCATATGCCCATTCATGTTAAAGCTGCATACTTTTACAATGTTCTGCTAGACAGATTTAATACTGGTAAAAAATATGAAAAGATATCTTCCGGTGATAAAGTACGCTACTTTTATGCAAAACAACCCAACAGGTTTGGCATTTCAACTATCGGCTACAAGTATAATTTTCCAAAAGAATTTGCAGATATATTTGAGCCAGATCATGAATTAATGTTTGAAAAGATTATTTTTTCAGTTATTGAAAGATTCTATGAAGCCGTTAATTGGAAGCTACAATCTCCAGGATCGCAAGTACAGACGGATTTATTTGAATTACTTAAAGATTAATAGTTGATTTTAGTTTTTTATATGTTAAATTTGTTTTATGAGCGAACAAAATCTAGTAACATTTATTGACCACATCGGTAGAACTATTCTTGCAACCCAGGTTTCTTTAGATAAGACCCACCTTACTGTTAAGAATCCTGCTATTATTCACGTACAGCCCACACAGCAGGGTCAACTTAATGTTCAGACAATCCCTCTTTTCTTTAGAGAGTTTGTTGGAGAGAAGGCTCGTGCTAACGGTACTACATGGAAGTTTAATCTTAATTCTATTGTTGTTGGCGTTGACATTGACAACGATACAAGACTTATCGATCAATACAACAAATTGTTTTCTGCTCCGATTGCCCAGCAAGCACCTTCCGAGCCCGTAATTAAGTTGTTTGACGAGTAATTTTTACTTGTATTTAACTTTCGTTCTATTATACTAGAACTATGAGTAAAGACCTTAATAAGATATTTGCATCCTTAGACAAGTTAAATAGTGAAGCTTCATTTTTAAACGAAAATGCACTTAGTAAAGTTGATGAGTGGTTTGATACTGGATGCTACGCTCTTAACGCTATACTTGGCGGGAGTTGTAGGGCTGGCGGTGTTCCTAAGGGGA